ATTGAATATACCCGTCTCTCCAAGCTTCTCTTGCTTCAACAAATAATTGTACAAAGGCATCGGAGCTATAACGGTAGATATTCTCATGTAAAGAGAGCCCATGTTCTACATGGTACTCTAAAGACGGTAATCCGACTAGTTCTTTAAGTTTTATCATATACAAAATCTTTACGGTAGAACTTTCCTAAAATATTATCGTTAATATAATTATTCCGTTCTTCCAGTACGTTGTTTATAAATAGGTATTTACACTCATAATAGGTAAGTAACTTCTTTTGTGGAACAAAATCTAATATCTTCCTAGTAAAATCAGTCGGTTCTGATTCTTTTACAAGACGTTTTATTTCCTCATGTGAACCGTGATAAGTCTTCCAATCTGATTCTTTTATTACTTTTTTCTTCAAAGGAACTCTACCGCCAATCCCGGCAGCTTTTCGCTCTGCTTTTAACTCTTCTAACGCACGCTTACCAAGCTTTACATTTCTTTCAAAGAATAGTACTTTTTTACCTATATACTTTTTATTTGTAGGTTTATGTACTACCTCATATATAAACCCGTATGTTCCATCGGGCATATCAGAAATTTCTGTGATAAGCCTACCTTGGTGAGTCCAGGTAGGTAGTGTAGGCATTGACATATCTTTTAGTTACGTCCCTATAACTTGCTTTTAAGATCGTCTATCTGTGCTTGTTGATCTTTAATAGCTTCAATTAGTAAAGCGACAATTTTTTCATAACGTACTGCTTTGTAGCCATTCTCCCTAGTAGCAACTACCTCTGGTAGTACCGCTTCTATTTCCTGGGCTACTACTCCTATATCATGTCCTTCATGATTAGAGTTATTATTCCAATCAAATTCGTATCCACTTATTTGACTTATCTTTTCTATAGGTGATTGAATCACCGTTAGGTTATCTTTTAATCTTCTATCCGAAGAATGGTATGCAGTAATATCTCCTGTTGCATCTATATCTCCGTCAATAAGTAATCCACTACCGGATATGTCCCCATCTAAATCTATTGTACCGGAACCAGATATACTGCTGCCGCTTACATCAAGATTACCCCCTAATTTAGGTGAATTATCGTCACTTACCCTATCAATAAAGTTAGCATCATTATCAAATAAGCTTAGCTTTATACTAGCCGGTCCCATCTTACCTTGAGTGGTGCCGCCATCTAAGACGATAAAGGAGTCTGCAGAAGTCATTACTGCAGGTATAGTAGTAAGCTCTGTCAGGTCGACACTAAATGCTCCGCCTGATAAATCTAGAGCTGTACCGGCAGTGAAAGAACCTGAGATGTCAGCAGCTAGTTGAGCTGATGAAGATACTAAATTTGCAGGGATATTTTGTAGGTTTACATTCCAGTCGGCACCTGTTGCTGCTACTGCAGCAGCTAATGATTGAGATACATTCGGAAAGCCTTCAATGGCAAGTGTGCTGCTCATGTGAACAGAACCTGTAAACTCATGTCTATCGCCTGATGAATCTCCAAAGATGTTACTCCCGGAAGCAAGTTGAACTGATGAGCTGATAATATTAGTTACCATCTCAGTTGATGTAACTCTACCTAAATTTACGTCTTGTCCATCTATTAGGGTGACTACTTGAGCAGAACTAGATGGAATATTAACTCCTAGATCAGCTATTTGAGAAGATGCTGATATAATTCCTGCACCTAGTTCTTGTACTTTAGCGTTAGTGAGTACATAAGAACCGGAAATATCTGCTGCAATTTGGGTAGAAGAAGATATAATTCCTGCTCCTAAGTTTGCAATTCCTAAAGAAGAAGATAAGATTCCTGCTCCTAAAGATGCAATTGCAGAGTTAGAAAGTGAACCAGATATATCGTCTGCTATCTGTGCAGAGGAAGATACTAATGTTTTACTTTCTAAAGTATCTAGCCTTTGACTTTGAGTAGATATAGAAGCAGATACGTTTGAATGGCCTGAGATTGCTAAATCACCAGTAAGGGTAGCTGATCCTTGCAGACCTAAACTACCAGTAAAGTCGTGCCTATCGTCAGAAGTATCACCAAACTTAGTAGAACCGGATTTGTAAATATAAGATGTGGCTACTCGTTCTGTAATAAATTCTTCAGCAGTTACTGTACCTCCTACAATTAGGTTACCGGAAAGTTCACCGTCACCTTTTACGTCTAGTATGGTGCCTGATCCTGATAAAATAGCTGATCCTGTAACTCTAAGGATGTCTGTGTCAAAATTATACGTAAAATTACTAGAACCTGTCGCTGCTGCTTGGGAGCCTGTAGCTTCACTTCCTACCTTAATTTGTATGGAGTGTTTAGGTCCTTTTGCTACATTAACTGGGACAGTAAATTCACTTTCTAAAGATTTAGATTTAAAAAGAGATACATGGTAATCGGTATAAGATGCTGAATAGTAGAATTCTTGAAAGTTAGCATCTAATTCATTATGCGTTAAAGGACTACCCTTCGAATTTCTTAACGTAATTCCCATTATAATTTACTTTTTAGATCTTTAATTTCGTCTTTTAGATCCTTAATAGCCTCTATAAGGTATGGAATAACTCCATTATAGTTAACTCCAAGATAGCCATTATTATCCTCAAAAACAACTTCTGGAATAACATTTTGTATTTCCTGAGCTATAAGTCCAGCTTCTGTTTTATTCTTTCCTTTAAAGGTATAAGTTACTCCATTAAGCTGTTCTACTTTATCTAATCCGAAAGCAATAGGAGTAATATTATCTTTTAACCTTTCATCAGAAGTCTGTATAATACTGTTAGATGCTTTAATACTCCCAGAAACTTCTAAGTGGTAAGTTAAAGGTTGATTATTAGCTTCATCTAGATTAATTCCAACATGGCTACTACTAACAATAAATCCGGGAGAAGTTGTTAGAGCGGAGCTTCCGGTAAAAAAAGCAACTCTTTGATCTGACCCGTTAGTACCTATCCCGGTAGTTAATGGGATTTCGTGAGTAGGTAAGTTAACGTTAGCAGGTAGGCTACTAGTGTAATGTAACTTCAAAGTCTGCCCTCCGTTGTGAATTGAGCTTGAATAGAAATAAGAACCAAAATTGGTATCCATTTCTGAATAGGTGAGTGCTTGATTTTTATTTGCTCTAAACGTTATAGCCATTATATATCTAATTTTACAACAAACGTTGTTTCTATACTGTCTGATTTAGGTATAGGTCGGTTAGTCTTAGCTACAGCAATTAATTCATTGTTATCATTATATAAACCTAGAGAGGTCACATAAGGTGTAAAACTACTGCCGGTAACATTATTACGTAACTGACCGTTTGAACCTGTTACAGCTGAAGGGTTAAATGTATAATTCAGTTCAGAATCTTTAACTCTACAGTAAACATTATACGTATAAATAGGTTGATTTGATTTCCATTTCAAATGAGGACGAGCATAAGTACTGTAATATCTAGCTACTATGGGATCGGTAATTAATATCTGTCCCTGATTATATACTATATCTCCAACAATTCTTAAAGGTTTAGTAAACGAATTGGAAGAGCCTGATAAAATCAATCTACCTTCTCCATCATCTACAACGTGTATATACTGCTGATCGTAATCAATATCTACGTACTGATTATCAACTGATTCTGTAATATAGTTACTTTCTGAAATTAGGTAATCTTCAGTCGAGATAGGGTTACTGCCGTACATATGTTGAGGGTCTTCGAAGTAAAGGCTTTCACCGGTAAAACTATCTATAGCATACCCCTCTGTTGCAAATCTATCTCTAGGCTGTCCTTCTGGTTTAAGTTCAAATGAGTTAGGCTGTATAGCTACTCCATAAACTTTCTTGGGTATACTTATTATACCTATTTCTTCTTGAAGTCTACGAGAACCAGATAAAGTAAGTGAGGTTTGAAGAGATAAATCTCTAGAACCGCTAAATGTATCTAAACCATACCTATCCTTAAAGTAAAGGTGATCCGCACTAGACCAAACTAAATCCTGATATTGTCTTTTATATTTATCGTTAGGGTAACTAAAAGCAGCTACACTTGAACTAAATCCTCTAAGTTCGTGAATATTATATGAACCTGTTACACTACCGCTTATCTCCCATGATTTACGGGCGATGTAGTCTGTTACAAAGACGTCTTGTTGATTTAGTTTTTTGAATGCGCTCATTCATTAATAGTCAAGCTTGATCCTAATTAACGATTCCTTTGTAAAATCTTTTAATAAAGGTCTAGATAATTTAGCTACAGCTAACAAATCGTTATTATCATTATATAATCCGACGGCGGTTACGTACGCTTGTGGGGAGTTAATCATTACATTATGTACTAATTCTCCTGAGCCTGTAATGATAGAAGGATTAGTTGAGTAATTAAATTCAGAGTTTCTCGCTCGTACAAAAATAAAGTTAGAAGAAATTGTCTCTTCTGATTGTAGTCTAAAGTTCTCTCCGTAAGTAATTAACTGAGAGAAAGTTTTTAAGTTGTTTTGCCCTAGAGCGTTTTCATCTCTACTACTAGTGTAATTTAATCCTCCCTTAGCAATTGGCGCTTTTAATGCGTTTCCGTTCAATAGTATAACTCCAATATCCGGTAGTAACTTACCGTATGAACCTGAATCTTCTGTATACCCATTTACCTGTTTCTTACCTGTAGATAAAGTACCTAATGAACCGGTAATAAGTTCAAATACTCTACCTGAATCAGTAAAAGAGGTAGTGGATACAACTTTACTATTATCAGTTAATCTTAAAGCATTGCTGCTCCCTGATAGCTGAAGTTTTAAATCGAGAGTACCTGGAAGTAGTTTTTCTTTATACCTAGCTCTATCAATATTAATTACGTAAAAGTGCTCTGATGATACTTCTCCGAACGTAAATGCAGAATCTTCGTCTCCAAGTACTAAGTTTCTATACTGTCCGTAAACGGTTGAAGAAGGTGATTTTCCTTTTACATCAGCGTTAAATAGTAATGAACCGGACCCTTTACTATCTGCATAAGCGATAGAGAACTGTACTGCTGCTCCTTC